ACAAAACGATTGATGAAACTATTTTAATTAAGATTGATAATCAGTCTAACAAAGTCGAAGCCATCAAGTCTGATATGTCAGGTATGAAAGCTGATATCGAAAGTGTTAAGACTGATATCAAAATATTTAAGGAAGAGAATAAGAATCCTTTAGCTGGATAATTACTTTAAAACATTTAACTCTCTTTGAAAAAAGTTATGTAAGTCCGAAAGTTTATACTTACCATTTCTTAAGATAGATTTAATTACATCCCTTTCGTCTGGTGGAAATATTTCATCTACCATTTCAAGAGGTAACGTGCTAAATTCAGTTACTATTTTATTATCTCGTGTCAACAAAACTTTAAAGCTTACTAAGTTTGCTTCATTTTTATTAACCATTATTACTCTCCAATTTTGAAAAAGTTATTTTATCTTGCCTACCTCTTAGTCCGGCCTTCATATAAGAAGTTGCCCGGCCCTCAAAAAAGTTCTGATGTTCTACCCCCATTACTTCGTCTAGCCATCCTAAAGGATTCTCACGTTGGTCATAGTTGGTCTTAAGACCTAACTGAAGTAGTCTTCTATCAGCAATGTATCTGTTGTAAGCATACATATCTTTCTTAGTAAGTCCTTCAAGGTCTCCCATATCAAACACTAGGTCTAAGAACTTATCTTCTAGTGTTACCATCTGTCTACAAATCTCGTAGAGTTCTGCTTTAAAATCATCTGTCCATATCTCCAGGTTCTCTTGAATAAACTCTCTAAACAACTTAGTCATAGCTTCAACGTGCATAGACTCATCACGTATAGAGTAAGTAACTATCTGTCCCATACCTTTCATACGACCAAAACGTGGAAAGTTTAATAAGATTGCAAAGCTACTAAAGAGTTGTAGTCCTTCGGTAAAGGCTGAATAGACTGCTAAAGTTTTTGCAATACTTTTCTTATCTTTTTTTACAGTCTTAATATTATGTACATACTCATGTTTATCTGACATCTCTTCGTACTCTGCAAAAGCTTTGTACTCTATCTCAGGCATACCAACTGTATCAAGTAGTAAGCTGTATGCATGTTGATGAATTGATTCCATGTTAGCAAACGAACCCATCATCATTCTAGCTTCTGGCTTTCTAAAGATACGCATGTATCTATCAACATAACCTGCACCAACATCCACATCTGACTGAGTAAACAATCTAAAGATTTGTGTAAGTAAGTTCTTTTCTTTGGGGTCTAACTCTTGCCAATCCTTTACGTCTGTATGTAGTGGTACTGACTCTGGCATCCAATGCATTTGATTTTGTAACACGTAGTAGTCAAACATCCACGGGTTGTCAAAAGGTTTATAATATTCTCTTGTATCTAATAAGCTCATCTGTTCTCCTTGTTAAATTTCTTAACTAAATATTTTAAATTTTCAATTACGTATCCTGCGTAATCTTTTGTTTTTGAAAATGGGTCTTTATGTTCATCACAATAATCTAACCACATTCTACTAGTAAAGCTAGAAAACTTCTGACTAAATACATTCTCAAATTCTGATTGTTTCATTTATCCCTCACATGCGATACATTCAGCATCGTCTAATTTAATACGTTGTACTTTAGTGTTTACGTTTTCTGCATTACGAGCAGCATTAGTTCTAAAGTAATATAAAGATTTAAGTTTGTTCATACCATACCAATGAACATCATTGACATACTGCATATACTCATCATGTACTTCCTGGGGCTCTGTAGCTTTTGGAAGTGTGAAGAAAAGATTAACGGACTGTGCTTGACAAATAAACTCTTGTCTTTTAGATGCATGTTCAATAATCCATATTTGGTCTATTTCATTAGCAGTTTTAAAAACTTCTTTTTCATCGTCTGTAAGAATATCTAAGTGTTGAACTGAACCTTCATTACCTGCAATGTCTTTCCATATAGCAGATAGTTCGTCTTTCTTTAATCCTTTATCCTTTAAAATTTCTTCTAAGTATTTGTTCTTAACTTGGAACGAACCACTGAGAGTTTTGTGCGTATAAACGTTAGCACGATATGGCTCAATCGAAGGAGATGTCCCACCACATATGATGCTAGAAGAAGCGTTAGGAGCAACAGCGAGTAAATGAGCATTACGCCTACCGCTACCACTGATATCAGGTGACTCACCACGTTCATCAGCAAGTCTTTCAGTTGCTCTAATTGAATGTCTTTTAATGTGTTTAAATGCTTTGTAATTAAATCCCGTAGCGTATATGCCTTCAAAAGGAATGTTGCGTGATTGGAGATACGAATGGAATCCCATCGCACCAAGACCCAACGACCTTTCTCGATAAGCCGAGTAGGCAGATTTAGTAAAGCCCTCTTTGCCCGGCTTAATATGTTTTTGAAACCTTTTAAAATTTGCATTATATTCTCCTAAGTTATTTGTATCGACAGCGTTATCAATATAATGTTGTAGCACGTTGTCAAGCATAGTAATTAAATCATCAATGAACAAAGGGTTCTCACTCCACTCATCAAAGTATTCTAGGTTTACGGAAGACAAACAACAAACTGCTGTTCGTTCTTCGTTAGTAGGTAAAGTAATTTCAGAACATAGGTTGCTCTGTTTAATTTCTAATCCTAAATCTTTTTGTTCTTTGGGTAATGCTCCATTGCATGTATCTATATTAATCATGTATGGCTCACCAGTCTCTGCTCTAGCATTTATAATTTGCCACCATAAGTCCCTAGCATTTACAATCTTAGTAGGCTCATGAGTCTTAGGGTCAATTAATCTAAAGTCTGCATCTTCTTGTACAGCTTTGAGAAACTCATTGGTAATGTTAATACCGTTGTGAAGATTAAGATTTTTTCTGTTGATATCACCACCGGATTCTTTACGCATGTTAATGAACTCTTCAATCTCTGGATGAGATATGTCCATGTATGCAGCATAAGAACCACGTCTTGTAGTGCCTTGATTGAAGGCTAACATCTGAGAATCTACGACATGCATAAAGGGGATTGAACCAGTAGACTTACTACCGTGAGTAGTAGAAATACCATTACTTCTAATATCTCCCCAATATCCACCAATACCTCCACCCGAACTCGCCAACCATATATTCTCGTCATAATGAGCAGATAGCCCATCACGACTATCAGGTACATAATTGAGGAAACAGCTAATAGGAAGCCCACGACTTGTTCCCCCGTTACTAAGTATAGGAGTGCTAAACATGAACCAACAATTGGAACTGTAGTGATAAAGTCTTTGAGCCAATTCAAAATCTGTGTGACCTTTATACGTAGCTGCGAAGACTGATGCTCTTGCGAAGGCTTCTTGTGCATGTGTTTCGTTCTCCCATAAGTATCTATCCTTGAGAGTATCAAGGCTAAACTTATCTAATAGTTTTTCATTACTGTAATTAATTTTTATACCAAGATATTCCTTGATACCTACTTTATCGTCAACCATTTACATTCTCCTTATCATGTATGTCTAACATAATTATACCATAGTGTAATATTTTTAATAAATCTTTTTTATTTTTACCGTCTTTATTTCCATAGCGTTTAGCATACTTCATAATGTTTCCAATACAAAAACCTTCACCATGTCCGGAGTCAATAATTATATCCGTTGCTTGATACTTATCAGAAGCATAGTGCTCATTGTATGTACCATCAATGTATCCTTTAAGTTCTTGTATTGAATGTCCTTCATTAAATTTATAGCTCATCATTTCTCCAATCATTAGGTAAAGTATCTTCACTATACCATCTAAAGTTATTTGTTTCTGCCCATTCAGCATGGGTTCTTTTTGTACCATCCTTTCTTACTTTTGCTCCTGGCATTGGAGAGTAAGGTTTTTGAAATAGAAAAACTAATTCCATAAAACTTGGTAAAGCTTTTCTAATCCAAACATATTTACTATACTCAGCATGGTCCCAGAACCGGCCTTTAGCTTCTAGTAAAATAGTTTTATCTTGAAATGTTTTAACAAAATCTACTTCATATTTTTTGTCAATAATATATTTGATAGCTTCAAAGTGATGTGCCCAATCTTTTAAAACTGTTTGGTGTATATTGTATTCCCATAAGCTATCGTATCCTTTGGGTACGTTAATTTTTTTAGGTCTAGGTTTTCTAGGAACTCTTTTAGGCATTAGTGAACGACTCTATCTAGTTTGTCTTCAACATGTGCAGCTAACAAGGTTGATAAGTCTTGTAGTGTTTGGTTATCAAAACCATCTAGTGATTCCCCTTCTTCTTTCAACACTTCACCCATAGCTATAATTGCTTTTTCTAAATCAGATTTCATTTGTTAAGTCCTTGACAGTTATGTCGTTTAAGTTTTTAGTTTTAATTAATTTTTTAATTTTTTGAATAATCCATTTCAAAGAAAATGATGATAACATAAATTTACCATTGGCAAAAACATGGGTATCTTTTGGAACTAAATCATAAGCTTGTTGTAATGTAAGTTTGTTTGCTTCTTCTTCTGGAATTAAAGTCTTAACCCAATCAACTAACAAGACTAAAGATTTTTTTCTAATTGCTTTTGCTTTTCTACCATTCATAGTATCTCCTGAACATTTGGAACTTTTTGTACATCAGTAAAGTAAACTGGCCCTTTAGCATATTCAAAAACTCTTAAGCCTTGACCATCATTTGATTCTTTATGACACTCATGTTTGTAAGGACACCAATTACATTCTCTTGCAAGTTTCATATTACCACTTTTACCTTCTGGAACAGGGTCATAACAAAAGATAGGTGGTGTTTTTCTTTTAATAATTTTTTTGACTGTTTTAATTTTATCTTTGATGTTAGGTTTATCTAACTCTTCTGGTTTAAATAAAGTTAGCTCTCCGGATTCTTTATTTAAAACTAAGAACCCACCTTTAGATGTTTGTTCTGCTTCTTCATAACCCGCAAGTTGTGCTAAGTATCCAAAGGTATCTGACTCTACAAGCGTACCATCTTTAAACTTTTTAAAAGCAAAACCAGAAGCAGTCTTTACATCTACTACTTCACCATCTATCTTACAATCCATGTGACCTTTGATACCACTAACTGATACTTCTTTTTGTTGTGAGTCTAACTTATGCCCAGATAGTTTAACGAAAAATAAAACCAATACTTCTAATAGGTGTCCGTATAAAAACTTAATCAAAGTACTAGGTTCAAACTCAGTGATTCCTTCTTTCTTTAAGTTCATATCATACCACAACTGTCGTTGAGGTTTACCGATGTTAGACATACGAAGAGTATTAACATTAATTTTATCTGCACCTCTTGGTGTTGCCCATTGTTTTAATGCATCAGCCATGTCTTGACCAAACACTTTTAAGTCTTTATCAGTTAGTTTTATATCCTGGCCTTTGGTTAGAGCTGAAATAGTAGAGTAAATATCCTCTACAACTGTATCAACTGTTTTCTTTTTTGCCATCTTCAAACTCCTTGAATGCTTTAATCACATCAGATGAAAAAAGCTTTTGTAAATTAATTAAGTACATTTGACTTGCGTTGTGGTCTCCACCAGATACAGTTCTAAATGTATCAAGTTTATCAACAATAGTTCTAAGAACATCAGTCTTAAAAACAAGTGTACAATATTCATTATCTCCAATACAAAGATTATGAAACCAATAATCTGATTCAGTTGCTTTGATACCAGAAGGTTTACCATAGCTTTGATATTCAATTGCTATGTTGCCCGTCTTCATCCACATGCCACGTTCAGATTTAACTTCTACCTTTTTATTGGTAAGCATTTCTGCTACTTTATCTTCTCTGATTGTACCATACTCTAAGTCTATATCAAACTTTTTTCTGTTTTCTTTAGTGGGTTTCATTTGAATTTCCTTTATTTAATAATACATCAACATAAGCTTGTATAGTATCTTTATTTTTTTCAAAGTTAATATATTCATCTGTATCTTGAATCCATTTTATACCTTCTCTATTTATAAACGGACAAAACTTTTCATCCTTGTAATGATAGTAAAGTAAGTAAAAATTTCTAGCTTTAGATTTATCTTCACCAATTACTGTACGAATATAATCATATTCATATCGAGGGTAACCATAATTTTTAAGACCAATTTTTTTAATATAAGGTATATTATTTTCTTTTTCTAAATTTTTAATAAAAAATCTTTCATAAAAATCTTCAATACCTTTAGATAAATAATATTTTTTATTATTTACTTTAATGTTTTTATTACCAGAATTTCGTGACCACTTACCTGTAGTGTAGTAATATCTAAATTTATGTAACCGACTATAAATAGCTAAACTTTTACTTTTTCCAATAATATATTTAATATTTTTACTGTCTAAAAATGATAAAACATAATCTAAAGGTTCTTCTAGCTGTCTTGTAAATTTTGGTTTGTAATTAGAATCTCTACCCGTGTATTTCCATTTAAAATTATTAGTGTGTTTCACTCCAATTTTCTCCTATCTTGTATTCACCATCCATAGGACAACGAAGCTTTAAATGTTCACCTGCCTTGATAAGACTATCAACAGCAAGTTGACCTGTAAATTCTGCTTGAGATTCTTTGACTTCTATCTGCCACTCATCATGAATGTTAGCAACAAACTTATAATCAATCGTGTTTAGTTTTAAAAGTTTTTCAAGTAAGACTAACCCTTGTTTCATAAGAATAGAACCACCACCCTGGAGTAGCGTATTTAACGCTGCATGTTTATGTCGTAAGAATATTTTTCTACCGTCTACCCCTTTGAGGAATCCTTTCCCTGCTGCTCTTTCAATCCTTCCTTTAAGAGATTTAAATGCAGGGTTACCACTAAGAAAGCGTTCTCGCAATCTCTTACCTTCATCTCTGTTTCCTTCAACAACGCTTCCAATCTTTTCATCTCCGGCCCCGTAAATGAGGGCATAGATGAAAGTTTTTGCCTGGTCTCTTGATTCAAGTCCTGCAAGGTTTTGGTTAGTCGTGTGAATGTCTCCATTAATAATTTCATTTATATAATCCTCGTCAGCCATGTAGTGTGCTAACATTCTTAATTCTAATTGACTTGCATCTACACCTACAAGTTTATATCCACTTGGTACAGTCCAACAAGACCTACACTCTTTACCATAAGGACTGTAAACAGCAGGTACTTGAGCCATGTTAGGACTTCTATGTGACATGCGACCAGTAATTGTACCCAATGTTATAACACTAGCATGTACTCTACTATCTTTTTTACCTGTCAGTTCAACAGCATCTATCCAAGACTCAACTTGAGCTGCTCTTTTCTGTAGTAATAAATACTCAGCAATTAAATTAGCTTCTGGTATATGAGTTATTAGTTTTAATGTACCTTCATCTACAATAGGTTGACCCGTTGGAGTAAAACGTTTTGGTTTCCATCCAAAGTCTTTGAGATAATCTCCAATTTGTTGACGTGAACCTAAATTAAACTCTTTCAATTCTTTTCTCATGAAAGGAGTAAGGTCTTTTGTTTTAACACGTTCCTCATATTCAATGGGAGATAAGCCAGATTTAGAAAGCTCACCATCTTTTTTAAGTTTAGGTTGTACTTCTTTAACATCGACCCACTTAGGTTTGAATGTTCTATGTACTTCTTCTTCAACTTCTTTTCTTCTTTTGTTTAAAGAACTAAGTAAAAAGGTTGCTGACTTTTCATCAAAGTAAAAACCATTAACATGTTGGTCAGCAATTACCTTGGCAACAGAATGTTCAAGCTCAATGCATTGTTTAGAAAATCCAGGGCTTTCTTTTCTTAGTGCTGCAAGAACTTTTTTATTTATAACAGTATCTACTTGACATCTTTTTAACATCTCTGGACTATACTGAGTCCAATCTGTATGCTCTACTTTTTGTACACCACCTAAACGATAACCCCATGCTTCAATGCCATGACCTCCCTCTCTGGTGGGGTGGAAAAGTCTTGACAGGGTCAAGGTATCAAGAGCTTCTGTATGTTCATACAGGTCCACCCCTTTAAGTTTTTTAATAGCTGGTATATCAAAACCAATAATATTATGACCAATTATTTTATCAGCTTCAGCTAAAAATTTAATACCCTCATCAATTTGATGGGGTTCAAATGAATATACATTGTCATTCTCATCTATTGCAACAATACAAAAGATTGTTGTGGCTGCAGGTCGAACAACCTCAATATTTTTCTTAGCTTCTTCATCCCAAACTTTTTCTTTGAAATCAAAAAGCAATCCATTTGTTTCTATGTCAAAAACTAATTCCATATTAAATCCTACAGTGGTAAAAGTGTTTCTTCTTCCCCTAATAATTCAGCATCAGAATATTCTGCAAGTCTGCCCGTATCTTTATCGTAAACTAAAGAAGTTGCCATTCCTACATCACCTGTATATCTTGACTTAAGTATACGAAGTTTTGTTGTCCTTGCTTCTAAATCGTCATCGGATTGTTGGTTTCTTTCAAGTGCAATAACACAATCAGACAACTGTCCTATACTGTTAGACCCACGAAGATGAGAGAGACTTACTTCAACTCCATTTTCGTGACCTTTGTTTCCATCAACTCTTCTCAAGTGAGATACTAATATTAATCCGGCCCCGGTTTCTTCAACTAAACTTCTCAGTCTAGTCATAATATTATCAATGGCTCTTCTTTCATCTCCCTCTGCTAATGCACTGACTAACATATGAAGATGGTCAACAACTACCCACTTACAATCACATCCAACAATAAGATATCTAAGTTTAGCAAAGATATCATCTATCTCATTCGTTCCAAAGTGAGCATGGATAAATACTTTATCATTAGAAAATATTTTATCAAACATATCCATGATAGTTTCTTTATCAAACTTATCTCTCTCCTGGTCTACATATAATCTAGCGTTAGCTTCAATAGAAAGTATACCATCTACTGTTCGTTTCCAATCTTCTTCCAATGCTATGATTCCTACATTATCGTTAGTATTTTTAACTAACCAATGCTCAAGCTCTCTCGTAATACTAGACTTACCAAGACCCGTTCCACCCGTCAAAGTTACGAGCTCTCCTTGTCTCAAGCCATACAGTTTTTTATTTAAACCTTCCCAAGGATAGGGAATGCTTTCTTTTCTTTCACGATTAAGAAACTCAGATTGTTTTTCTGATACACGAATGATACCACTAGGAGTGTAAACCTTTGCATCCCACCAAGAACTAGTAAACTCTTTGAAGAGTCCCTTGTTCAACATGTCGTTAGCATCTTTGTAACCATTAGGTAAAGTTACTATCTTAGCTTTTCCAGGTTTTAATATCGTTGCTACTTTCTTAGCAGCTTCTTGTCCCGGTTTGTCTTTATCAAAACAAAGCACAACATTATCAAAGCTTTCTACATACTCAAGGTTTTCTTTAATATCTTTTACTGCTGCTGCTGCACCTCTAACAACGGATACGACAGCCCACTTACTACCAAGTAGTTCATAGGCTGCCATAGCATCGCACTCTCCCTCAGTTATGGTAAGATACTTACCGCCCTCTTTGAATAACTGTTGACCGAAAAGTCCAACACCATTAGGTGATACATCAAAAGAAAATTTCTTATCCCTGACGTATCGAATTTTGTTAGACGTAAGCTCATTGTTAATATATAAAGGATATATATGTTGAGCTAACGTACCATTAGAATCATAGACAACTTTGACACCATACTTTTCAGCAGTCTCCTTTGCTATGTTTCTATCTGTTAATTTTGCGAACACACCACCATGTGCATTCAGTTCTTTTATTGTTTCTTTCATCCTTGTTTTTACCTGGCTTGATTTAAATGTAGATTGTTTATCAATACTAGGAAAGAACTTATGACAACTAAAACATTTACCAGACCCATCCTCGTTGAGTGATAGAGCATCGCTACTACCACATGAGGGACAAGGCTGATGATACTTTACAAATTTTAAATTGTTTTCCATGTTTGACCCAAAAAAAAGCTAGGCACAGAACTTAATCTGTGTCCTAGCGTGGTTAGAATTAAGAAGACTTAGACTTAGATGGTTTTTTACCACCTTCCCAAGCTTCATTTACATCAGGAGTTGAAGGGTCGTCTGCAATATAGTGCCCCTTCTCATCTCGTGCTCTTGTAGGTTCTACTAAAGCTTCATCTCTTGGTCTGAGAACATCGCCCAATCTAGTTTCAAAAGTATTCACTAGAATTTGAGAACCCTCTAAACATAATCTATGATGGTTAATCTTAGCAATTAAAACACTAGCTTCTAATTTGATTTTTTCATCACTGATATTGTCTATCTCATAGACATTGTCTTGAATAGTAATTTGCATTAGAATTCCTCGCCACCTTCGATAGTATCGAACTCATCTCCATCTCCGGCTTTGTAAGAAATTAATTCTTCTACTTGCATGGCTTGAAAGTCCAGGCCCTTGAAAGTTCCAAACTTATTAGTGGCTTCCCACTCATTGTATTGAACTCTAACCTTAGAACCATTCCCAACGTTTTCATCCATTGGAACTTTATCAGCATCCATTAGTAATGGTGCTTTACGAACCATTCCATTTGGACCATTGACTTTTCTTTTAAAGTTAATAGACCGACCAACAACTTCATCATTGACTGTCAGTTCTTTTACCCTGAAGCCACGACTTTCAAAGTCATTTGCCACCTCATCACTTACTACTAAGTCCACTGTATAACAGGGTTCGAACTTGGTATTAGGTGTTCTTACACTAGCCCAATAGGCTATTCCTTGTTGTATTGCCATTTATTTTCTCCTATGGTTTGGCATTATTGCATTAGTTATTATACACTTGCTGACTAAAAAGTCAACCCCTTTCGTTGAATAAATCAACAAAACTTATTACATCATTAGTTGGTAATGTGACTGTAAAAGTATCCTTTCCTGGATTATAATTTACTTCATAACCAACCTTCTCTGAATACATATCTTTATAATTATCGTTAGTAAAATTTGTAAAAATTCTGTATTCATCACGAGTTAAAACTCTTGTCTCACTTTCTGGGTTCATATAGATATACATTTTTCTCCTGGTTTGTAATTAATTTTTGTATATATTCTTTGGCCAGTTTGGAACAAAGTTTATTATACTCTTCTTCGTTTAAATATTTATAAGGTAGTCGTGGTGTTTCTTTTATTTTAATTTTCATGCAACTTCCTCGTGTTGTGTATGCCACCAACTAGGCTTATCACGACCTCGTTCCCATTTGGCATAGTGTTTTTCGTTAATACAATAATCACGATAAGCAACAATAGCATCTTCATTTTTATACTCCTCAGGCATAGCCTGTGCTAGTGGTGTTAGACTTGTATGTGTAATGTTGTCAGGCATTTTACTCAATGGTTCTTCTAGCTTGACAACACTTGAATGTTTTCTACCATACCTGTACTCATACTCCAAGCCTAATGCTAGGAAGTGTCGATACAACCATGAGTAATTAGAACTAGATTCTCTTGCCCAGATAGTACAAGGATGATTCCAATAGGCTCTTTTGTAAAGACCATGTTTGTCAGCGTACTCATCACCATCTAACTCTCGGTGTGCTGTGCATAACATTTGTGCTGTTTCCAATGGCATCTTGACTAACATCTTATCAGGCTGTGCTTCTGCTGATATAGTCGGACACTCATCAAAATAAAATATGTTCACTCATCCTCCTCAATTTTTAATGCTTCGTTAAGATGATACAGTAAGTCTGCTATGGCATGTACCTCTTGGATATCTATACCACCATATTCAAACAAACTTGTAGTGCCTTGTTTAGCTTTAAGATAGTTTTTTATAATCCATGTTAAATGTCTCTCAGGAATTTTAACTGTTATTCTTTTTTCTTTTGGTTGGTCGTTCATTTACCTTGCCCTCGATATTTTTTAAAGTTGCTTTTCTTGTTTTTGTTCATGGTAGAGAAAGCAACATTACCTCTACCTTGACTTGTCTTTTTACCTCTGCCTTGTGTAGCAGATACATGAGCAGATTTATTCCACGTCTTCGCCATGATAC